CGATGGTTTTTCCTGATGCTGGTGTTGCGCTAATCTTGTAGGTCGGACCCTGCTGATCTAGTGGACGATCTGGGTACCTGACTCCAATTGGGTTGTGGCTCAGTCGAACAATCCGTGGGGGAAGTCCATCGCTAAAATCTGACTTTACATATGACAAGTGAAGATTGCCAGGAACCAAATGGGTAGAGCTGAAATTGTAGGTGATTGAAAGCGAGTCACCACTGGTTACCTGTGATGCTGGAATTGGGAGGGAGTCAGGGACTTGATTATCTGCCCACCAGCTTATGCCAAGCCTGCGCTGTTCGGGGAGGGCTAGTTCAAAAATTGCAGGTGATGATCCATGTTCCCTGAAAATAATTTTCTGAGACCAGCCGCTGAGCGAAACGCTTCCCGATGGAAGCACAAGATATCCAGCCAAGGGCTTTCCATCATAAGGAATCACTTGAACCACAATCACGTTGAAATTCCAAGCTGGATACTGGCTGATCCTAAACAAACCACCCACACCTGTAGTGTCGAGAGGTTGCCCCGAAGGCAACTCGTGAAGTGCGTACGGCACGTATGCGGACGATGACGATGTATGTTGCTGAGAGTTCGTTGCAGAACTTGATGCGATTAGGGAGGAGGAAGTCGAGGTAGATGAAGTCGATAATGAGGATGAAACTTGTGCGACCCACCATGTGAAATCAACTATGGCACTTCCAGACGTTACTGTCATGTCTTGGGTCGAAGTCCCAGCATACGAACAGTAAGTGTTGGCTGTCCAGCTTGAAACGTTGCTCACAACCCCCTGACAGCTGACAGCAAAGGACATCTCTGTAGTATCTTTTGCATCAAACCCTGAGATGATTTGATTATAAGGCCAGCCAGACGGGAATCCATAAAGTCGTAAAATATCACCAGCAGATACACTAAGCCGTGTCCGTTGATTGAACGGCACCTGATAAATGGTTGCCTGTGCAAGTACGGGAAGCAGGCACAAGAAAAGCCATCTAAGATGCCGCATATTATCGTACCGTTTCAATCGCAACAGGAGTACATGCTAAAATAGTGGTTCCAGTGTAGTTGTTGCAACCAGATGCCGTAAGGCCATTGGCTGGGTTCGGAAACACGATCCTAAGCTTTGACCTTGTTGCGTAAGCAGTTTGAATTAGGGCTTGGAATTCTTTGGCCTGTGACATCGAGGGCAAAATTTTAATCCACATTGTGTATGGCATACCACCCCAAGGAAATGGCATGTCATCTAACTGGACGAAAAAGTCGTAGTCGATACCATTGGCGTCAGCGACCATGACTGGAGTAAAGTTAGCCGAGAGAATTGAGCAGTCAGATGAGTAAATATATGGGTCGGCTCCTTGACACTCAAAGGCACCGTCAGGAAACTGTGATGGCTGATATACACCAATTCTAGTTCCTGATGAATAACCCGAGATTGCCATTAAAAGGCATGAAATGAAACAGAGTGAATATCGAACTTGCATACCAGAGCCTCCCTTGGGTGGAAAATCACCTCATGACAGCAAGTTAATAATTTCTGGATCAGTCCACAACCAACTGCACGGGCACACCATCCCCCAAACCCTTGATCCACTCAAGCAACTTTTCCACAGTGTCCCTGCTGTCTTTGATCTCACCGCTAAACACTTTCACACCCACGAGAATGCAGCCGTGAGAATCTGAAATGTGGTTGCCCCAATGGATCAAAATATCTGAGCGCCCAGGCACGTCTAAGACGTGAGGCAGCACAACGCCGAAGTGTGGACTCTCCGCAAGTATCACCTTGTAAGTACCCTTTGGAATGCAAGTATGCTCAGCATCTACATTAGGTCTTTCTAATGTATCGCAGGTATTGCCGCCAAAGCTCATTTTGCCTGTTTGTGGTGCTGTCGGTGCAACGGTGTCGCGAATGATTTGGATAGTAGCAATGGCTTGTGTGTCCATCATGCGACCTCTCGAAATCTCTTGCCAGCTTTGTCACCTCTGAGCGCACGCAAAACAAGCGCGTCAACGCCGACGGGCTCACGCTCAAACTCAAGCACTACGCCTGTATGCACATGCAAGATTTTGATTTTGGATTGTTGATTTGTTATGTCCATAATTAGCCCCTCAGTGCAACAGGAACACTGCAGCGATGCCACCAACAAGCAAGCCAATGAGTGCCGCGAGGCCATAGCCTTCAACGTGTGAGCCTGTGCTCGCTCGTGCTGAATCCCTGACAATTTTTGTCACAGTGTCAAGCTTTGTGATGATCGAATCACGCCCAGCCTTTGAGCTATCGCACTCATCAAGAGCCCTTGAGAGTGTGTCTAGGGCTTGCTCTCGCAAGGTATCCCTGATGGTGTCATGCACAACTAAGCGAGCTGCCACGCCCTTCAAACGAGCTTCCACGGTGTCGTGAATCGTGATGTGCTCTCTAAGTGTGTCGATCTTGTGCACTATGCTTGTGATGTGTTGTGCGTACTCACTGGAAGCCGTTTGGCTGTCTCTGTGACCCGCAAGGAACAAGCAGAACGCCGTGAGCACTGCGACTGCAAGCGCGATGATCTTAGTCATCGCTTAGCCCTTGACTCTGTTGGGGCAGCCTGGCGCAGAAGCACAGCCCAGCGTGTCCACCTTGGTTTCCAACTCGGCAACTTTTGCGACTAGCACAGCTTGCTCATTTTTCAAGGCGTCTAAGCTCTCTTTGATCTCTGTCATGTCTGCGCCGTGAGCTTCACCAAATTTTGTGATGAGTGCAGAGATTGAACTTGTCGTGCTTAGTTTGTATGCAAAGAAAAGAATCATCGCACACAGAGCGAGAGCCCCCGCAACATACACGTGCCCCGAAAAGATCGCCACTGCGCCCGCAAGGGCTGAGCCTGCACTCGCTGTGATGCTGTCCATGTGTTAGGCCTCCTCAGTGTGTGCAAGGTCTTCAAACTTTTGCTCAGAAGCCCATTGCAAAAACCAGCTGTTAGGGTGGTATTTTGAGAAGGGCTCACTTAGGCAAGTGGTGGTTTGTGCTTGCTTCTGCACTTGTTCATTTGGCCTTATGGACGGGTACGCGGAGAATGTGACGGCTTTCATTTTCAGAGGCTCCCAGGGTGTGTGCTTTCTGTGCCTAGCATATGCCCCCAGCATCAACAGAGTCGATGCGCTCGAAGATCCAACGCACAACGGGCACAGCCCATGAATTCCCCATGGCCTTGTACCTTGCACCAGTGGGGCAACATTCTGCTGGCTTTCGCTTGTATGGAATTCGTGTGTAGTTATCTGGAAAGCCTTGCAGCCTCTCCGCCTCGATAGGCGTGATGCGCCTGATCTCAGTGGGTGAGACTGTGACAGCTGGGGGGCTTGAAAGCGTGAGTGTTGGACTCAAGCCCACACTCACATTGGAGCCATTTGCAGAAGTGTTGGCTGTGGTGATTGCGATGGCAGGAGGACAAGAGAGCGTGAGCGTCGGGCAGAAGTCTACACCTACTGCTAAGTTCCCTGCAGTGCGATCACAGATTGTAATGCACTCACGAGCATTTCTGGGAGTTGGATTCCTCGCTTCGCTGCACGTGCTAGAAATCCCTTGCAAGCAACTACGCTCAAGCAGGGCTGTGCATGGCTTCCAGCTGGTTCCACGATGTCCGACAAGGAAGATTCTTTTGCGCCGTTGGGGCACTCCGAAGTGTTGAGCATCGAGGACACGCCACGCAATGGAATACCCTTCTTCACTCGCAGACATAAGCCACCCACTGCTTGCCCATTTACCACCAGCAGGCTCGATGGGGGCATCATAGCCTGCAAGTCCTGCCAAGAAGCATCCAAAGGGGTTTCCCTTTGCGCTGAAGACTCCAGGGACATTTTCCCAGAGCACCCACCTTGGCTTGACTTGGTGGACTGCTCGCATATATTCGAGTGTGAGGTTTCCGCGTGGGTCGTCAAGACTCTTGTGGAGTCCTGCAGTTGAGAATGCTTGGCAAGGGCTGCCACCGCACATGAGATCTGTTTTTCCATGGTACTCGCTCCAGTCGATTTTGGTGATGTCCCCGAGGTTTGGCACCTGCGGGTAGTGATGTGCAAGGACTGCGGAAGGGAAAGGCGCGATCTCACTAAATGCAAGAGCCTCCCAGCCAAGGTGCTTGCTCGCGACGCTTGCAGCATCTACACCAGAAAAGCATGAAATAAAACGCATAAGCCCTCTGCAGCCCCGTGAATCTTGGGGTCTGCAGGCTGAGCATATGACGGGCTAAAATGTGCTTGGGATCTCGGTGAGTGTGACTGTTTTCACCATGCTCCCTGGATCAACCGCGCAACCGACCACAAGCCAACTTTTGGAAGCGAGGCGAGAGAAGCCTGTGACATTTAGGCTTAGGCGGTTCAAAAGTTGTACGTCCTGAGTTTGTGCGTAATCAAGAGCGACTTGTGCAGCCATGCGGGGAGTAGCAAGCCATTTGATGAGGTTGGCCATTAGCACCTCTGCCGTCGCACCATCTTGCAGATACTTCGTTTCCAGCACAAACGTGTTCGGCGAACTTTGCCCAATGTAGTCCTGCGCATCCGTTGCAATCCCTAGCAACAATGAGAAAGTAGTGGCGTCTGTGTGCTTCCAATTCTGATGAACGCCGTCATACGTGTAGAGATTTGGCAAGGTGGTGGCACTGCCATCGACGACGATTTCGTGCAAGTATCTCTCTCTTGCGTAGTCCCACCCATACCGCAATTCAAAACGTGAATACACAGCAGACTTTGTTGGGATAGAGCAAGTCAGGTCAGGCAGATTTCTATCTGCAAGCAATACGCAATCATCATTGATTGAGCACACTGCACCAAAGCTCGAACGATCAAGAAACTTTGAAATGACAGGTACCCCGCTTGCATCCGTGTGCACCACATTGGCCGTCACCTGCGCGACATTGCGCACAACATCACGAAGATTTGCTTGCTCTGTGATGCTAAAATCTGCGCTCAATGCGCAACCACTTCCACCAAGTACCCCTGCAGAAAAGTTTGAGTTGTAGAGGTCTTCAATAATTCGGTTGCCGTGGTTGAACTGGTTCAAACTGTACGGGGTGCCCTGGTAATTGATGACACGCCCCCAGCCATAAGCATAGAGCTTCAGCGTCGTCTTAATAGGTATAGTCACTCGCGCCTTTATCTTGATCGCGTTTATCAACAAATATGGGTGCGTCTGCGATTGGATCTCTTCAATGGACACCCAGTCGAGCCGAGCAAAGATGCGCACCTTGCTAAGTGTTTCAAGGCTTATGCCTGCACCGTGCGGTGCGCTTATTGGGTATGCATATGTGTTGTCATAAGAGATGCAACCAAGTGGAAATAGTGTTTGCTTTGTTGTTTCATCGTCATTGAAAATGATGTACATCCCATTTACTGTGGGATTGCTAAGCCAAGCGGCCCAATGAGCATCCAGGTACAAATTCGCGTCATCGATGACAGCTCCGCTGTATGCCGAAACGTCGGGGAACTCAAAAACGAAGTTTACTTCCTGGAAATGTTTTCCGTTGTCTGTGTCAGAATGTGGGGGAATGGAAAACGCAATGGGGTCAGCGATAGTCCCACCGCTCACTGAGTTTTTAATCACAGCCCAAGGGTTTCCACCGACATAGCGCAAGGCAGTCTGGTCATAGCCTGGTGCCTCTGTGCTTACATCGCTTTTGTACGTCTCACTTGCATCGTAGATCTTTGTGGGCAACAAATCCATATCAAGTGTGAGCAAGTTACTTTGCAGCGCTTCGTCTGCTATGTGGTAAGGCAGACCGCTTGCGTGTGTAGCTCGCAGGGAATCACCCCAGCCTCGGCTCACCATGGGGGCGTATGATGTTGAGCCAATAGAGAACGCTGTCAGCTTGTCGCTGTGGATTGCGACATTTTCACCTTCCACTGTGTAGATGACTTGGGAGCAGTCCGCAGGCTTTAGCGCACTAAATTCTGCAGCCTGAAAATTCCAGTCGTCGTTGGTGTCAGTGCGTGCCACTGCTGTATTCGTTTCGCCAGTCGTCGTGAAGTTCACTGCAGTGTTATTGTTCACACTTTGGTTTGTGTTTACAACATTCCAAAATTTATTGTTTTGCTCGTCATAAACACACAGGCCATCATACTCATAGTGTGGCGCGTCGCCAAGCCAAGCGACGGTGATCTTGTCAAGTGACTTCTCGATAGAAACGGGCATGGGCAAGTTTGCACTTGTGAAGTTTCCGTATGTGAGTGGCACCACCTTCTTACCGTTATCTCCCGGGTTCGTTAGTACACGCCCCAGCACTTTATCTGTAAGCACATCTTCACACTGGATGTCTATGCGTCCACTAGAACCGCCTAACTTTATCTCTTCCACCACGCCAGTATATAGCAGTGTTGCACTTTCCACTGCGCTCGGTGCTGGGGTGCTGAGAGTGTAGCTGGTAGTTTGTGTGTAATTCTGCCAGGTGGTTCCACTCACCCACGTAAGCCCAGGCATGGCAGAGTTTGAGACCCAGACTTTTGCTTTTCGTCCAATGATGTTAAATGTTTTTCCCGTCTGCGCGTTTGCTTCTTCAAGCAGCCAGAGTACGTTTGATGTGCTTACGATACCCTGCGGATCACTCCACACGCTTGTGATACTAAACTGAAAGTCTGAAACTTTTGCAAGTGGAGAGAGAGGCCAATTTTCAAAGCTTGAGCTCACCTCACCGCATTGCAAATCAAAGTCATACGCACAAAGTGGATTTGCAGAACCCTTATCTTTTTGCGCTATCCCTAATTGCGTTATAGTTGTTCCATGATGATCGACCCAAGAATCACCAGCGTTTGGGGTGATCTCTAGGTAGATGTGCGAGCCGTTGCTAAAGTCCATAATTAATTCCCTCGAATATCGATAATCAAAGCACGCGCACCCAGCTCACATAGATGTGAGATGAGTAGACGGTAGACGCGACGGCTTGTGTTAGATGCATTGTGAGTGTGGGGTAGCTTCCAACGTTTCCCCAAGTCACAATGCCAGCCCATGTTTTTGCATCTGCTAGCGTGTTCAGATAGGTCTGAAAAGTTGCAGGTAGCAACGATGTTCCCGCGCCGTCGGTAAAATTGATGACCGCCTGCGAAGCCGTTGTGCTGCGTGCCATCATCGTGATCGTAACTAGATAGTTGCCGCTTGTTGAAGGCTTGCTATTGCACGTAGCTACCACCTGATCAGCGGCATAATTTGACGTTGTGAAATTTAGTGTGGTGCCCGCCATCTCAGTTGTGGCGCCGCTTGAGAGACACCCAAGCACATTTGACACTGGCACGCTGCCAGCGCCAGTGGCATACACTGCGTAGGTTGCGTTAGCAACGGTTCCAGAAATATTTGCAGCGGGAACGGTGCCCACACTTAACGTGCCATTATTCCATAGCCATTGCCAGCTCGACGTAGATTTTGTGTACTGCCCCATGTGCGTAGCATCGACCATGAGAATGGTGCCTGAGTTCGCAAAATTTATGCCGTCCCAGCTATTATTGTTTGCACCAGTAATTTCGATTTGTCCGTATTTGCTAGAGTTACTGCACGCTGTTACAGCCGTTGTAGCCCATGCGACACTTGCTAAAGATGCCTTACCATCTAGTGCAGCCTGCAACCCGCTTGTCTTTGCAATTGACAGCGCACTATCTGCGATTGCTGTGGTGATCGCAGTGGTGCCGCTGCCAGTTACAACGCCCGAGAGAGTGATAGGTTGGTTTGCGGTTAAATATGATCCACTTGCCTGCTTGCCATTAATTTGCGCTTGGATTTTATTGAACGCTCCAATCAGTGTATCAGTGTTTGCTAACGCTGCATTTATGCCCACTGCATAGCCTGTCAATAATTGACTTGTGATATCCGTAATCCCGAACCCTGCAACGGTTGTGGGCTTGCTTGCAAGCTGTGCGAATGTCGTAGCGTGTGGATTAGCTGCTGTGAGCTGTGAGTGGGTGTAGGCAGCGGCTCCAAGATCACCTTGAAAGGCTGTGGAGCTAGTAACGCCTAGGGCTAAGCTCTTGCTGATCTCTGCGTAAATTGAGCCTGTCCATCGATACGTTAGATTGGTGTCGATTGTTACATAGATTTTTCCAGTCTCACCGGTCGTGGGTAGTGCTGCCAAATTTGCGAATTCCAATACATCATCGACGTAGCTGGGTAACTGTGTGGAAGGGATTAAGCCTGAGCCGTTGAGAGTCGCCACTCCATTAGCTGCGCCCAAATATGAGAGTGGGATTTGTGCAACATTGGTGACATTCCCCAGCCCAACATTTGCAGCAGTGATGGCTGGCAAGTCACTAAGCGCAAGGCTTGCCGCCGATATCGTGCCACTGTTTATTCTCAAAATGCCCGAGGGTAACACGTTTCCCTGCATCCAAAGCAGTTTGGGTGTATTGAGCGCAATCATCGAGTCTGAGTCAATGTTTAAGCTGTAACCAGCGGGGCAGTCAATGAGTTGCGTTTGTAAACCACCCGTGCCATTTAAACCGACTGGATAGTAGTTCGAACCACCTTGTAAAGCAGACAAAATGCCGTTGCTATCAACTGCTAAGTTTTGTCCAACGATTACACCACCAAGTGCTGCGGTGGTCGCAATAGGTAGCGCAGGGGTCGGTGGGTCAGCCCACACAATTGCGTTGTCAGTTGAGCCCAGGTATTTGTTTGCTGAGTATCCCAGCCCCGCAAGCTCACCTGCACCTACTGCAAACTCCATGGAAGTATTTAGGGCGTTTACATACAAAGTATAGCGGCCGGCTGGCACGCCGTCTGTGTAGTAGTACCCCGTGGTGCCAAGCTCTGCGAGAGTTACAACAGCAGAGCCCTTGTGTATCTCCACAGATGGGCATCCAGAATATACTTGCCCTTGCTGCGCGTTCCCCTTCGGATAGCGCAGAGTGATGCCAAAGCCACAGACAGGAATCGCCATTAGATTTCCCCCACGCCACCGAGGCCGTTAAGCTTTGCCACGTATGAAAAAGTCACGTCGAACTTGTCCGGGCGTGCCCTCGGTGTTATGATCGTTGAGGTGTCTGCGACGCCATCTAGCTTGCAGTATGTGAGAGTAGCACCGATGCCAAGGCCCAGGTCTGTGCTGCTGTCAGGGATCATCGAAAATGGCTTGAGCTGATAGCGAATTCCTGTATTGATCCACACGCGCAGTGCATCCGCTTCTGCCTTCGTTACGCTCTGCAAGCTGAGCACCCCATGAAGCATAGATGGGCCCGCGTCGTAGGTCTGCACAAGGCCTGATACAGTGAGCTTACTTGAGTGGTTCAAGCGAGTGAACCAAAATTTGCTTTCAGGTGATGCACCACGGTTCACGGTGACCTGGTTGCCTGCGAGTGAGAATACAAACGACATATTAGCGTTTCCTCATGTGTTTGTTCAGCGCGGGCATCAGCGTGTCAGCGACGAAACGCTCATTCACAACGCCCTGGATATTCACGGTGACGTGTTGCGAGCTGTTTGTGGTGTTGCTTAGCAAGCGGGCAACTTCCTGGCGAGAGCGTCCGCTGTTGATGGCTGCCAAGCCTTCTGCACCAATTGTTTGCAGTCCACCGTGGTTCACCACGCCCTCGGTGCCCTTCTCATTCACGAGAATGCTTTGCACACCTCCACCAATCACACCACCCGCAGCAAATTTCTGCTGAGAGGTGACCGCGATCTGTGTCGCAGTGAGTGCCGCACTAAAGCCCATGAGGTAGGGCCACATGGTTGGCGGGCTGTTTGCCATGATGTTCACGACGGACTGTGCACCCTTGATAGTTTCATCTGCGATGGCAAAGACTTTCTGCGCGAGCGCATACTTGCGCTTCACTCTTGCAAGCTCGTCCTGCTTCTGGGTCTCAATCGTTTTTTCTTTGTTCGCAAGCTCTACTTGTAGCGCTGCTTGGCGCGTGCTGTTTCCTGCCGCTGCCGTCATTTCAGCGGCGTAGTAGTCATCCACCTTTTTCTTTTTCTGGTCGTACTCATCTGTGACACGCTGCTGCGCAAGAGTGCTGAGGTTTGCAAAGATCTGCTGCCCCTGGCTGGCCATCTGGCCATACATCCCAAGGGTTTTGTTCCAGCCCGCAAGCTGCTTTTGCCTTGCGGCTTCTTCTTTTGCGGCCTTGTCATCGCGGTATTTCTTTTCGATCTTCGCGATTTCAGACTCACGCCATTTGGCCACCTCCACAGCGTCCACGCCAGCCTCTTTGTAAGCGTGCGCTTGTGTCACTACTGCGTGCCTGTCCTGTTGCTCCTGGTCGCTGTAGAACTTCCCGTAAAGTGCTGTCTTTGCCTCTGCGTCTTTTCGCGCAGCATCCATGCTTGCTTGCAGTCGGTCGTTGTCCTGTTGTGCCTGTGCTGCGTTCTTTTCGGACTCCTGCTTTTGCAGTGACTGGACTTGAGTGTCACGCCATTTGTCGAGCTGTATTTTCAGGGTGGTGTAGTGCGCGTCATCGAGCCCGTGCAGCTTCTGCAAGTGATCTAGGTACTCCGCTTGGATTTTGGCATCACCGCCCTGCTGCGCACCCAGTAAGTCGCGCATCATCTTCTCGGCTTCTTCTAACCTGTTCGGGCCTTTCTTCTGTTTTTCTTCGTGCTCAGTTGTCCCTTTCGGTCTGCTTGCAATCTCTATTTCTTTCTCGATTGCTGCGATGCGAGCCTTACTTGCAGCGAGGTCATACTGTGCGCCAGTCTCTTTGCTCACTCGCTCTTTTGCTGCTACACTAGCCTTGAGCACCTCAAGCTCTATTTCCCTTTCCGTGAGTCCGAGCTTTTCATTCTCTTTCGCAATCCATGTTTGCGAACGGCTTAAAAATTCCTGCTGGTGTGCGTTGAGGATCACACCCGCTTTCTGTGCTGTGGTGAGCCGTGCTACTTCTGCAAGATGCAAGCGAAGCTCTGCGCGTTCCATCGCCTTCGCTTGCTCCTCCATCATGCGTGCGTGCTCAAGATTCGTGGCCATGTTGCTGGTCACCGTCTGCAGCCACTCCGCCACGCTTTTTAGTGCGGGTGCCACTGCACTCACTATGCTTGCTGCGATGCCTTTCAGCGCACCCTCTGCGCTGTCTACGCCCTCACTGAAAAGCTTCATGGCCTCGGCACTCTCTTGTGTGATCCCACTAAGCGCGGCACCCTTAGTGATCTCCGCTTGCATCGCTGCGCTTCCTTGATTAAGAAGCGGGATCATGTCCGCACCCGCCTTACCAAAAAGCTCCTGCGCTAGTCTCGCCTTATCCGCCCCATCAGCCATGCCGTGGAACTTGTCAGCCACTTCTAGCAGTAGCTGATTCGTGGGGAGCATGTGACCGTGGGCATCTGTGATACCGATGCCCATCTGTTTGAAAGAGGTCGCTGCTTTGCCTCCACCATCCGCAGCCTGGCTTGCGTTCTTGCCAAACTTCACGAGTGCGGTTTGCAGGCTATCTGTTTCCACTCCGCTCTGCTTCGCGGCGTACTGCAGACCAGTGACCGCCTCGACACTCATCCCCACTTTTTCTGAGAAATGAATGGCTTTTTCACCAGCCTCCAGTAATCCCTTCCCGAACTCAAAAACTTTCTCAAGCGCGAATGCTGCGATGAACGCTGTCACCATTTCCTTTGCAGGCTCAAGTGCTTGCTTGGTCAAGCTCTCTGTTTTTTCATGCAGCTCTTTTGTGGCTGTGCTTACACGCTTAAACGCTGCAAGTGCGTTTTGATCTTCGACGGTAAATTCATAATGGAGGCCCATGCACCGAGCATATGCCTCGCAGTGATTCTAGAGGCTAGGCTTGGTTTGCCTGTGAAGCCTTGCGGGCGCTGAGCCAGGCGTTCACCTGGCTTGAGTGGTAAGCGTTCAGGAGTTCGAGAAAATCATCTTGTGGGATAGCACTTTCATAATCACACCAGCCAAGTGCGTGCAGCGTGGGGCATCCGCTGTCGCTAAATGGAGATAGCGCACTGATAAGTTCTATCTGCTTCACTACACCCTGCAGGCCACTCGCTGCCAAGTAGTTTTGTGGCGTGCCTCTCAGTCCTTGGCTTTGTGCCTTGATGCCATCGAAGCACACACACTGCCCACACTGCACGCACTTTGGTGTACCATCTTGCCAGCAGTCCGAGCAGTCCGCTGGGCTCCAGTAATCACGCGCTTGGAAGTAGGCTAAGCCGTTTTTTTTTGACCGCTCACGAGCTTCTGCCTGAAGTCTCGAAAAAGTGGGTCGTGCAAGTCGAGCCAAGCAAGGAAGCGCACACGGTCTGCCTGAGTCCACACTGATGTGTCAACAGGTGCGCCTTGTTCATCTTCGAGCCCTGTGATTTCTTGCAGACGTGCTGCCAGAAATTCCTCGTCGCTCTGGTAAAGGAAAGCCCACTGCTCTGGGGTTAGTTTAGATGCAACTATCTTCCCATCAGCATCTACAGCACCTGTGACTTTGTTTGAGACAAGGCCACCATAGGCCAAAATTTCTTTTTCCGTTGGTGTGCTGAAAGTCAGGCTTGTGCCCTCGCTTTCAAAGGTGGAGATTGATGGCTGAGCAGTGTACTTGATTGGCATAGTGCGTCCTTCGTGTGTTGTTGTCACACGAGCATATGCCACGGAAAAGGGTGCCACCCTTGCGGGTAGCACCCTGGCCTAAGCACCGGAAGGCGCAGCGCTTAGGTGGTAATCATGTGACTCAAATTGTTGGTCTCAGAATCCACCACCGAGACATAGAGCGGTGTGGGGAAATCAAGGGTGAGTCCTGTGTGATCTGCTGCGAATGGATCGACTGCAGGCGCTTGATAGATCACCCCTGAGAGTTTCACAGTACCACCTCCGCCATAATCGACTGTAACTGTCGATAATTGCAAGTTGGTGATGAAAATGGTGAACGTGTTTGTGCCCTTGGTGAATCCAAGCTTCACCAAAAGCGATGTGCCTGCCTGTTCCCAGGTCTTCCACTGCTCAGTGTCATGGATGAAAACGGTCGCGTCAAATGTGAGTTTCGTTTCGCCATCGCTCACAGGGTAACTGCGATAAACGCCACTCTTTGTGGTCGCTACGTCCTTGACTATTCCGTGCTGCACTTTTACGGAAAAGTCCATGAACTGAGCATCTATAAGGCCTCCGTAGGTCGCCCCGATCTTAGAAATCGTGCAGTCCTTCATTGTGAAGAACGACTGGAACTTTGGAGAGGCTACAGTGAGGTTGGGGCTCTGTGTCTTGGAAGCATCACGAATGACTTTCTCACCGACTGCGGTGAAGTCAAGCATAAGAGGCTGCTTTTGTGCACAGCTCAGTGTGCAAGAATCAATGAGAGCATTCTTGCAAAGCAAGTCAGCGGGGCCTTCGCTTGCAAGAAAATGATAGAGCCCAAGATTGTATTCATCACCCGCAGCGTATGCGACTAAAAACTTCGCTTGCTCTGCGGTCGTCCAGTCGCGATAGTCCTTTCCATAGGGGTTGAAGGCGACCAGGTGATTTTTCAATGCGCCTGCAGTGATCGGCCCCGCGAGTGTGTCCCAGCCAAGTGCACTTGCAAGCAAAGCGCTAGAACCCTCCGTCCACACTTTCATTTTTGCGCTCACATCTGCCTTGAGCATCGTTACAGTTTGAGAGCTTTCAAGCTGGGTCTGATTTATTGAATTATCTACAAACCACTCAGGGGAGTCAGAGATTTTCAGCTCATCAAAAATGTACTGGTCATTAGCACCAAGTACGGGGTTTCCAGAGCCGCCCCAGCCATCCACTGCGGCTGCGTAGCCCTTCTGCTTTGCGGGTCTTGCGCCATGCTTGAGCGCATAGCCTTTGGTACGTGTAGCCATATTTAATACTCCAGAGTGTTGTGTTTACTCTGGAGCATATGCCACACACTAGCTTGGCTTATCGCGGCTCTATCGCGGCTCTATCGTCTGCAGTGTGAATTGCAAAACGGCTAAGCCTCTTGTGTCCGAGATGCCAATTTCTTCCTGGGGGTCATCGATCACATCGATCTGGAATGTGCAGGCACCACTTGTTTGGCGGTCTTCAAGCGCCCTGAGTGCCCGGCGTAGCAGTAACGCATTTGAGTGCAGCAGAGCAATGTTCGTCTTATCGTTTGGGTATGCCTTTGGAAGTGCGAAGTAGTAGCACAGTTTACATGGGTAGCCCATGAAAACCTTTGTCACAAAGCGCTGATTTTCCTTGGGAGAGAAGGAAAAGAATGCGATGCGTGGAATGCTTGTGCTCAAGTCATCAGCGCTTGGATCGATGCCAAAAACAACAGGCACAGAGGCAAGCTCAGTGATAGAGTGTATCGCTGTTTCAATCTCTGTGAGTTCTGCGAGCGTCATTTATCCCCCACACGTTTGAGCCATTTATCAAGCTTGCCTTGCACAATCTTGTTCCACACTTTGCAGGTGGTTGCAAAACCCCTTTGTATGACTCTGCGTTGTCCTTTCTTCGTGTCCAGAGGCTTCTCATCACCAAGCAAAATGCGAGTGTCTCCCTGGCCATTGCCAAACTGCAGCATCTTCCACGCAAGCCTGTCAGGCAGCATGAGAGTTGCTTTCATGGTCCCACCGATGCGGTCAAGCCGCAAAGTGCTGCGCCCATTGGTGCCGATGCCCACCGTGCCGTCGCGAGCGTCGGGGTTTGGAAATAACTGATTGATTTCAAGGTCCTTTAAGTCAGCGGAAAGAGTGCCCGTGCGGTCCACTACTTTTCCATTCACAAATTTCAACTTGCCTGTTTTGTCGGCGATATTTGCACCAGGCATCACAGGGTACTGGTACTTGATGCGCCTAGGCCCAGGCACAAAACCCTGCTCTAGTGTGTTTCTGATTCCGTCCGCCATCACAGCCGCCACACCCTCTGCGCAGCCTGTTTGCCAGAGTGTAAAGTCGTGCTTTATCTGCTCCGCGAACTGTTTGATGTTGGACTGGATTTTCATTATCGTCTTTTCTTGTCCACAATAGTTTGCAATGGTGGCAGCTTCGTGTTTTTCGTCGGTGTCTCCCTGTGGTAGGTGTGGTCACGCATCGTGGCGCGATCCCAGTAAGCCACCTCGGCATATTCGTCTAGGTAAATCGCCTCTTCCCACATCGCGCGGACTTCGCCAGCGTCACCGACTGCAAGTACTTCTGCTGTGCCGTCTGCCCTGGTGCCTGTGATAAATGCAAGTGTCTGTAGCTGTGCCATTCGTTCACCTTCTTGTGTTGTTGTCGTGTGAGCATATGCCAAACAAAAAAGAGCACCCCGTGTGGAGTGCCCTTAGTTTGTGTGTAATCAATTGCTATTAGGCGGAGACTAAGCGGGAAATCATAGATGTGCCAAGGGTCTTTGCAGTCAAGAGTTCTACAGTGATGAGCTGTTGGCCCAAGTTGTAGTCATAGTGCTTGCGGATGCCAATAGTCAAGCCGCTCTCAGGGTCTGTGGCAGTCTCGTATTCGATGATTCCCTCAGCACCATTGGTGCCTGGGTCGATTGTGCCAATCACCAGACCGAGGCAAGACTTATCACCAGCTACACCGACGAGATTTTCGCCGTTTGATGGCAGGTTCATGATCTGCACAGTGCTGAAGCCAAGCGCCTGGCCGATGGTGCCAGTCTGGTAGATGCTCGTATTGCCCGTCAAATTGTAGTTCGCGAGCACGGTGCGAAGCTTGCCGTAGTAACTGTTATTCAAAAGCAAGAATCTGTTAGAATCCCAGTTCGCAGTGTCCGCAGCAGTTGCTAACGTGTTCACACTTGAGTCGTTAAAGGTGGCCACCAAGCCAGTGAATCCAGCGGCTCCGCAGTTCGCGAGAGTGACAAGAGAAAGCGCATCTGCGAGAGCATCACGCACGACTTTGCGAGTCATCACTTGGATGGATTGCGCGGGGTCAACCTTGCCAGATTGGTAATCACGCACAGCAGTGGATTGCTTGAAATGGTTGTTCAACACAGCAGACTTAAAAGTCAAGTTTGCGTTTGCTGTGTTGTAGTTATTGGTGGAATCATTCCACGCGCTCGATGATGCACCCGCCGAATAGATTGGCACAAGTGCGGTGTCCATCTTCTGCAAGCCTGTGCGGAATGTAGTAGAAAAACTCTGGAATGCAGGAAGCGCAAGCGTGGCTTCCTTGAGGGCGATTTGCCCAAGCTCTACGAGCGAAACATCATTATTGGCCATTTAAAAAACTCCTTGCAAGGGGTTGTGTGTGTTGTGTGTCCTTGCGGAGCATATGCGCGACAGAAAAAGCCCCCAGCAATTGCCAGGGGCTTTCGTTTGTGTGTAATGGCCTTTTAGCCGCGCATCGCAGCCTTAATGGCAGACTCGTGCGCCCTGTAAAACTTGGTGCGCTCTGCTCCCTTCAAAGTGCGAAGCTGTTCTAACACCCCCTCGTCGCCTGTGATGTCTGCCACGGGCACCGCTGCACCTGCGACTTGGATCGCAGCAAGGGTGGAAGCTGCTTGCGCTTTGATGCCTGCATTTGCTTGCAGAGCTTCAAGCTCAATGGCTTGCGCTTCAAACTTTTCCTTGAGTGCTGAGTACATCTTTGCGGTTGCGTCCACAACGCTTGCACGAGATTCAACAAGCGCGAACCAATCGAAGCCTTGGAATGCAAGAGCCTTGAGCGCTTTCACTCGTTCAACTTCAGCCGCTGAAGCATTCGCAGCCGCGTCTTGCAGTTGCTGCGAAGTCAGATTTGCGCCCACAGCGCCAAGTGTTTCCACCGATGCCTTGGCCTGCGCATCTTGCACAGTTACAGCGGGCTCCGCTGCGGGCTCGACCACCGCAGGCTCTGCGGTGGGTGTGGGTACTTGCGCTTCTGGTGCGGCTTCTGCTGTAGGTGCTACTTGCTCCACAACTTCTGCGAGTGGCTCCGCCTCTGCCTTGATTTTCTTCTTGGTGCTCATGCTGTTTGCTCCTGTGATTTTTAAAAGATTCTTGGCGCTCAGTTGCGCCATGACGCCAAGTGCCCGCGATGCGCTCACGCCTTGCTGCACCTGAGCTGGCACGTTTGCAAAGCCCTTTTCGAAAGCTTCGTCTGCGCCCATTAAAGTCTCTGAGTCAAGCAACGCCTCAATTTCAGGGCGGCTCAGCCCTGTAGTTTGTGCGTAAATGTCAATGAGTCCATTTGTGACTATGCCCAGGTCGCTTGCTGCCTTCTGCAAATCACTGGCATTTCCTTGTGCAGACGTCCAGGCGTTGTGCAAAAACAAGAATGAACCAGCGCACACTTGGCGCTTTGAGCCTGCTAGAAAAATGATGCTCGCGATACTTGCCGCGAGACCGCAAACCCTTGTCGTGACTTCATGGCCACAGTCCCGCAATGCGTGAAAGATCGCCACGCCGTCTGTGACAGAACCACCACATGAATTTATGTGCACAGTGACTGGCTCACCTTCTGGCACTTGGTCTAGTTGTGCAAGTACATCACTTGCGTCAATGCCTAAACCCCAAAAATCTTTTCCGATGTCGCCGTCAATTTTGATGGTCGCCATTATTTCCCCTCGGTATCGTTAATAGGTGCTGTGCTAGTGCTTTCAGCACCTTCCTCTGCGGCCTGCTGCTGGTCTGCTTGCTTCACGTTCAGAGGCTCTGCAGGCAAGTCCAGGGTATGGCCCAAGATTTCAAGCTCAAGAGCTTCCTCTTGTTTCTTTGCCGTCAAAAAGTCCTTGTAAGAGATGCCACGCTTCGCCAAGATGCTGCTGCGCGTCTCTGTGCCGCTCGCTAGTTGCATCGCTTGAGCGCTCGCGGTTTTCACCTGGTCTTGGTCAGGTAATGCTATCGGGCTCCAGCTAACTTGCTGGTGTTCCTCGGTGGGCGTTATCCCTTGCGCGAGTAGCCCTTGGAGCGTGACCCAGCGGTAGATTTCACTGAGGAAAATCACGTTTGAATCTGTCCAACGCTGGAGCAGCCGCAGAAATTTATCGAATGAATTTTTCGAGCTGGAAAAATTCACGTTCACAAAATTCGAGAGCAAAATTTCAAGTGGGATGCCTAGCGCACCGCACACGTGCCGCAGAGATTCTGTTTGAAGCGCAACGACGTCAACGCTACCCGTGCTCGAAATTTGTTGTGCAAGAGTGCCTGGTGGTGCCATCACTACAGAGCCACTTTCTAGACCGGAAATGAAGCTTTGATTTGCTTGAATGGGGTTGCCCGCATCATCAACTTGCACACCAAGGCCACCTTGCAAAGCGGTGGGGTTGGGGCTTGTCAGAATCACTGAAAGCATGGCGCGTGTGTATGCACTTTGCACTGCTGCGCCCTGCAAATCTCCCAAGTCTTCCACCTCGGGTATCACATGGGCAAGTGCCCCAAGCCCCCTTGTGCTACTTGGGCTCAGAGAGTCTGGGCGCTTGAGCAAGCGAGCGATTGGCCGCCCTGTTGCGGCGTCAGTGCGCGGGTAGAAAACAAAGTTGCTTGAGTCACCAAGTAGGTAAGCTCCATCTTTTGTTTTGCACACCCAAAAGCCAACTTCAGCGCCTGTGCGAGCATCGATTTCGACACCGTGAACTACACTATTTCCTCGACTCGTCTTTGCTTCTAGCAAGTCGTCAGGAACGCGGAGGCGCGAGGAGTCGATGACTTGGAGCCTAGACCGCACAAGGGTTTTCGCGTTGGGGTCTTCTACAAACAGAAGCAGAGCATCACCAAGCTGCACTTGCTGTGAGATCCATTGCGTGTAGATGTCTTCTAGGCTTTCACCGCGAATGCCTGCATGATCCCACCAATCCAGCCACACTTTTTGTGCTTGTGCTTCTCCGCCGATCGGCATCGGCGCAGCCATGTAAGTACAGCAGCAATTTTCAACAGCACGAGCAAGCCAATTTGACCTGTGCAAATTTTTGCAAACGCCGTGGATCGTGTAGAGCCCTTGTGCGCCAAGAAGTTTTGAGTCTTCAGAGCGCGAACCGAAACGGCTAGGCCTGCGAGCTGCTACGAAAGGGTGTACCGTGCTAAAGCCGTATTGTGCAGCGCTCACCAGTTGCCCCCACGGTCACCACGGCCGATGCGCACAGGGCGGTAGGCTGTTTTGTCAGTCTGTGCATTTACCTGCACAGCCTTGAGGTATGCGTTTAGCAAGTCGTCGTAAGTCGCATAAACGGTGGTCGTGCCGTCTGGGCCTGTAACGCTTTTCACCCGGTAGTCAGCAGGGTTGGAAGTGTTGAGCAGATTGCGCAAGGCTGTAATCAGAAGATCCATACCCCGAGCATATGCGCGGAGCTTACCACCTTTGACGCTGGCCTATACCTCGAATCGGGATCTTTCCAAAGCCTTGTGTGCGCTGTTGCGGTGCAGGTTGTTGAACCTGAGCGCTGGGCACTACGCGAATGTTCAGCAAACCCTTGCTGTGCAGTAGCCAAAATGCGAGTAGTGTGGCGTCTCTCAAGTGATTTTGTGCGGAGCTTGAGCGCTTTTTCCAAACGTGCCTCGCAGCTCCCGTCTTTGGGTCTTGCTCTGTGACTTTCACCTCTGATCTAAGGTGTCGAATGAGGCGATCATGAGCATCTTCTGGTAGCTGTAGAGACCCGTTGTTTAGTGCTGCTTGAAGCATATCTTGCATGAAGGGCTGATTAATCAAATGGAGTTGGCCGCTTGAGCTTAGTTTAGATGCAAGCCCTTGCTGCATTCTAGTTTCACCCTTCGTGGGCACAGCAAGTGGCAGCATCGCTGCGAGTTTCAGGATTTCGGCCTGGTTATCACCTGCATCAAGTGCGATGCCAACAAATGGACTGCTCTTGCTCCATGGGTTATCATTGATGCAATGAAGCAAGGCGCGAGTGAGCTTGCCGGTGTCTGCTGCGTTGCGGTCTACACGCTCACTCCAGAACTGGTGCGCACCCTTTGCACTCACTGCGATACACGAAACCCAAGCCTCGTTGTCTCCGAAATCTACGCCGATGGCCCATGCCAAGCACCCTTGCGGCTGCTGGCCTCGCAGGTATGTGCCGCGTGTGAAATTGTTGTTGATGTCCGAGGTCATTATCTCAGGCTCAATCGGATCTGCACAAAAATTGGAGCGGTATTGCGGGTACAGAATTGGGTCGCCTTCTGCTTTGACTTTTTCCGCGAGGAAATCGCTGAAGTTCACGAACGCTGTTTGCAACGTGAACTTGCGGACTGAGATTTCACGGAAACTTTTTTCAGGTGTAGTGCAGCGGAGCTTTTGTGTTTTGATGAGCTGCAAATGTTTTGAATCATCAAGCACAGAGCCGCAATGTGGACACGGAATAAAGCCAAGGTGCTTATCGATGATTGCGGCAGGGTCTTTTTCGTTCGGGTCTAAGCTGCGCACGTCTTCATGAGTTGGCACAAACTCACCGCTGCACTCAGGGCAAGTCCATGCAACATTGTACACTCGTGTGCCTTTGCACAACGCGAGAATGTCGCCGTCAGGACGGCGTGGCGTGCTTGCAATCACTGTGAGTGCTCCGCTCTTTGAGTGAATGCGCTGGCGCTGTTCAAGATCTGCAACGGGGTTAAAGCCTAGGCTGTCGGGCAGCTCTCCGATTTCATCGATGATGACCAGCGAACTGCTGCGCTCCGCGAGCTGTGAACGCACTTTTAAGTTCACAAAATCGAGAGTGTTTTTTGCTGCGAATAGAAAGCTGGAGTGCTTGACTTCAAAAGGGATTCCAGAAAGCTCTAGGATCGGTTTTATGCGCTCTAGTGGGATACTTTTTATCATCGCATCACTTGGCAAACCCCAAATCGCATCCGCGCCCCTCACTTGTGTTTGGTACGCAAGAATCATCTGCAGCAAAAGGCTTTTATTGCTCTGAGTGCCGTAGGCAAGGTTCAAACGTCGGAGCTGTGGCAGCTGCAAGAAACTCATAATCTCCACGGACTCGGGCATGATGCTGAGGTC